CATTGCCGGGGTATATGAGCAATACGTAAGCAAGACAGAGAGCTTATTTGCAGAATATGAGAATAAGTTTAGCGAGCGAAAAAGCAAGGGAAATGGAAGAAAACGGGAACGACAGAACCGTATTAACGCTGTCTAAGGGCGTAGAGGCGGCAGGCGGTGTAATTGCGCTGGAAACGGCAGCAATGGTAGCAGGAATGACAGCAGACGATATTAAGGCACTGAAAGGAGTTTTAAAACAGTATGAGTAGATTATTGGTGGACGACGTAACAAAAACAGACCGCAGGGCGCTTTTGAATGTAAATAAAATGGCAACAATCAGCGACATTGTAGCGCCGACAAGAGAGTATCTGCGTGCAAGCGGCGCAGACGAGCTGACAGTAGAGAGCGGCTGCGTAATTGCTGTAGGCGGCGCAGGCATCTTTAAGACCGCAGAAACGAAACTTACGGCGGCTAATCTGGATGCTGGGGCAACGTTTGCCGTTGGAAATGATTACTATGTGTATATCTGCGACAGCAGGGTAGATGCGCAGGACGAGCAGTATGTTATTTCCCTTAACTCTACATATCCGAGCGGCTGGAACGCAAGCAACAGCCGTAAAATCGGCGGCTTTCATTATGGACGCTGCCGCAAGGTGGACAGCAATTTACAGCCGCTTAATGGTAGCAGTGTTATTTTTGGCACAGGCTGGGAAAGTGCAGTAAGCAACGGGATTGTACCACGCAGCGTATGGACTATGGGACACCGCCCAAAATGCAACCCGGAGGGAATGGTATATTTAGGCGGTGGCACATGGGTAGACATTTACCTTAATTCAGACGACGGGGCAGAGGGCTTAAAATCAGAGTATAATTGTGCGCCTATGACTGGCACAGAGGGCATGAACTGGTACAGATTTACAGAAAGGCTGATGAAGAGCGGCAAGCGTATGCCGGATTACAGCGAGTTTTGCGCCTATGCTTTTGGCAGCCCGCAGGGATTGGCAGAGAATAATACAAACGCATGAGGACGACAGACAGAATAAACGTATTGCCGTTATCGAAGAGGACACAAAAGCAATACATAAGCTAACTGCATCTATTGAAAAGTTAGTGATACAGATGCAGGATATGCTATCAGAGCAGAAAGAACAAAGCGAGCGTATCAAACGGTTAGAGGAAGAACCGGGGAACGCATGGAACGCAGTAAAGAAAAAAGCTGTTGATACCGTCGTAGGACTGGTAGCGGGGGCATTGGCAACGGGGCTTATTTATATGATAGCCCAGAATATGTAAAGAAAGGACAAAGTATTATGAAAAAAATTGATTGGGTAAGGAAGTTGACAAGTAGAAAATTGTGGACGGCGGTAGCGTCGTTTGTTTCCATGATGATTGTAGCAACTGGCGGCGCAGAAAATACCGCAACGCAGGTAACAGCGCTGATTATGGCGGGAGCGTCTGTAGTAGCCTATATCATTGGCGAGGGGCTTACAGACAGTGCAAATATTGGACTTGAAGAGGGAGAAGTAACAGAAGAGTAAGGGCAGAGCAGCACGGAGCGCTTGCGGGAAACCGCAGGCGCTTATTTTAATTCAGAAAGGCGGCAAGGAACATGGAAGAGATTAAGAGCGAACAGACAAAGAACATGGAGCAGGAAGAGTTAAAGAAATTGCAGGAAAGAGTAGCGGCAATGACACCAGAAGAGCTGCGGGCGTTCCGCAACTCACATGATGCAGACAGCATGGGGTTTAGCGGAAAGGAGAGCTTGTAGTATGCAGATAGATAAATTATTGACACCATACAACTTTACAGATGCAAATAACGTAGGCAGGATAAAGTATATTGTTATCCATTACGTAGGCGCACTGGGCGGCGCAAAGGAGAACTGCCAGTATTATGCGGGGCAGTATATTGGTGCATCTGCGCATTATTTTGTAGGGTTTGAGGGCGAGATATGGCAGAGTGTGCCGGACGAGGACGTAGCATGGCACTGCGGAGCAAACAGCTATAAGCATAAGGAGTGCAGAAATTCAAATAGTATCGGTATTGAGCTTTGCGTAAGGAAACGGGATACAAGCAGACTGGGGGCAGAGGATAAAGATTGGTATTTTGAGGACGAAACAGTAGCAGCAGCCGTGGAGCTTACAAAATATCTGATGAAAAAATACGGCGTGCCTGCGTCCCGTGTAATCCGGCATTATGACGTTACGGGTAAGATTTGCCCGAACCCGTATGTATATAATACAACAGCGCATACATGGGACGAATTTAGAAAGAAAATCAGCGGGGGAGCAGCAGCGCCGACTACAGATAAGCTGTACCGGGTGCGTAAGAGCTGGGAAGATGCAGCAAGCCAGCTGGGAGCGTTTGAAGAGCTGGAAAACGCAAAGAAAGCGTGCAAAGCGGGGTATACAGTCTACGACTGGAACGGCAAAGCGGTATATCCGAAAACAAGCGAAAGCAAGCCGGATACTGGGAATGTACAAGAAAAAGAAATCTGGGACTTTTTCACGAAAAAAGGGTTAAATGCCTATGCGGTGGCTGGCTTAATGGGGAATCTGTTTGCAGAAAGCGGGCTTAACCCGTGCAATTTACAGAATACCTATAATAATAAGCTGGGAATGGGGGACGAAGAGTATACAAAAGCGGTAGACGCTGGCAGCTACGGTAATTTTGTAAACGATAGTGCAGGCTATGGGTTGGCACAGTGGACGTTTTACACCAGAAAGCAGGCGCTTTTTGATTATGCGAAAGCTGCGGGTGTGTCCATTGGAAACCTTGCTATGCAGCTTGCCTTTTTGTGGGAAGAATTGCATGGGTACAAGTCCGTTATGGATACTCTAAAAAGCGCAACGTCTGTACGTGCTGCGTCTGATGCGGTACTTACTGGGTACGAAAAGCCAGCCGACCAGAGCGAAAACGTGAAGAAACAGCGGGCAGGATATGGCGACGGATACTATAAAAAGTATGCAGAGGGAGCGGTAACGCCAGACATTAAAAAGCTGTACCGGGTGCGTAAGAGCTGGGAAGATGCAGCAAGCCAGCTGGGAGCGTTTGAAGAGTTGGAAAACGCAAAGAACGCCTGCAAAGCGAGCTATACAGTCTATGACTGGAACGGGAAAGCCGTATATAGCAAGCAGGCGACAAAGAAAGTGCCGTATAAAGTGCAGATTGACATTGACGACCTTAGAATAAGGACGGGAGCGGGTACAAATTATGCAGCGACGGGAGAGCATACGGGCAGAGGTGTATTTACGATTGTGGAAGAAAAGGCAGGAAAGGGAAGTACGGCAGGCTGGGGAAAGCTGAAAAGCGGCGCAGGCTGGGTAAGTCTTGACTACTGTACAAAGTTGGTATAAGTGTTTGGGCGTGTCGGTTTATGTACGGCACGCCCTTATTTTTTTACATATTTTCTTGAAAAAGCGTTGACAATATACCAAAGTTGGTATATAATTAAAACATGGAAAGGAGAAAAGAACAAATAAACGCAAAGCGTTAGAAAGGAGAAACGGCACAATGGGTAAGAAAAAGAAACATAAGAAAAAGCCTATCAAGTGGAAAGATTTGGCGGTCAATGCACTGATAGACTTAATCGTAGGAGTGATACTTATTATAATAGACAACCTATTAAATTAAGTATCGGGTGGGCGAAAGCCCACCACCTACTTAAAATATATCACAAACCCAAAGCCGAGTAAAGAGCATGATTTTAAAGTTAGGTATATTCTTAGTAGCTGTGGGGCTGGTAAAGCTGCTGGTAGCGCTGGCAATGAGAGCGAAAGAGAAAAGAGGTAAAGAATGATAGGCGAAAATATAAGAGCAGCAAGAAAGAAAGCGGGCGTTTCACAAAAAGAACTTGCGGAACGCCTGCAAGTACATCAAAAGGACATTAGCCGCTGGGAGAATGGGGCGCACATACCAACGGTAGAAATGCTGATAAAAATTTGCAGAGAGCTTAACGCATCTGCTGATGAAATTTTAGAGATAGAGGTAAGAAAATGAAAAAAATTCTGGTATTATCATTTGATGATATAAAAGGCGCAAATTGCGCACACTGTATGCTTAGTTTTAGCAAAGGAGAAAAGTATCATTGTGCAGCATTGGGGAATAGACCTATTTGCCCGGAAGAGGGAAATAGGAAAGATTGCCCATTGATTGATGAACAGAAAGACAAATAACAGAAAGAGAGGGCTTATTATGGGAAAAAGGAAAATGATTTTTTATGGAGTAGCTGCATTATTTGCAGTAAGTGGAGTAGCTGCGCTGCCGTCCGGGGATATCACGGGCGGGGTGGGCTGTCTGGTAATTGCCGCAGTGTGTGCATTTGCAGGAGCGAAAGGAAAAGCAGAACAGCAGGCAGACGAAAAGCCAGCGCCACACGTTACGCCTGCATCTACAAATGAGAGGATAGCAGAAACGATACGCACAAAATTAGTGGGCGTTACTTATGATAATGAGGACGGAGAAAACAGACAAGATATTTTAAGCAGCATGACGGGAAACGAAGAGATAGAAGTAGAAAAGTATATTTTCAATGGAGAGCCTGCCGCATACGTGAAATGTGGTAATAAGGTGCTGGGAAACCTTGCAGCAGAGCTGGCAAAAGATTTAGCGGGAAAATACCCAGATGCTCGATATACCGCAGAAATACTGGAAATTTCTGGGGGGGGGTACACACGTTCGGTTGTAACATTGAGTTAAACATTATTGTAGAAGAACGTAGAAAAGCACAGCAGCCAGCAGGAGAAACAATAGTATACGTAGACCAAAGCAGCAAGAAGTACCATAGTAAGCCTACTTGCTCTGGCATGAAAAATGCGAAGGGCATACCACTAAGCCAAGCGAAAAAGAAATATACAGCTTGTAAGAAATGCTGCAAATGGGGTTAAGAGCGTAAGCCGCAGACTTGTAAAAGAGTTTGCGGCTTTTCGTCGTATATAGAACAAAAGAGAGGTAGAGAAAATGGCAAAGGGCTTTAAGCATCTGACAAAGGCAGATAGGATAAAAATAGAGGCGCTATTAAAGGCAGGACACAGCATAAAGGAAATTGCAGACTTACTGCACGTACACCGCAGCACGATATACAGAGAAGTAAAGCGGGGGATATTTACGGCGCTCAATTCAGACCTTACGACAGAGGAACGCTATAGCCCAGATATTGCCGAAGATAAGTATAGAGAAAATTTGAAAAGTAAGGGCGGGGTACTTAAAATAGGGAATGACATAAAACTTGCGAATTACATAGAGGACAAAATAATAAATGAAGATTATAGCCCAGCAGCGGTACTGGGAGAAATTAAGGCGCAGGGAAAAGAGGGGGAATTTAAAACAACGATATGCGTAACCACTCTTTACAGCTATATTGATAAGGGGATATTTTTAAGGCTGACAAATAAAAATCTGCCAGTGAAGAAAAATAAAAAGCGGAAATATAACAAAGTGAATAAGCAACAGACCAGAGCGGCAGCAGGCACAAGCATTGAAAAGCGCCCGGACGAGGTGGAAGAGCGTAAGGAGTTTGGACATTGGGAAATGGACAGCGTAATAGGTAAACGTGGAAAATCAAAAAATAGTCTGCTTGTACTGACGGAAAGAAAGACCAGAGCGGAAATTATTTTTAAGCTGCCAGAACACACGGCAGCAGAGGTGGTAAGCGCAGTAGACAGATTAGAGAGAAAATGGGGAGAACTATTTAAGCAAGTATTTAAGACGATAACAGTAGACAACGGCAGCGAGTTTGCATATTGTGAGGAATTGGAACGCTCTATATTGAATGAGGGAGAGCAACGAACAAAGCTATATTATTGCCACCCGTATAGCAGTTGGGAACGTGGGACAAATGAGGTTACAAATAAACTGGTGCGCCGGAAGATACCAAAAGGGGAAAACTTTGACAGCAAGACTGACGAAGAGATACAGAATATAGAAAACTGGATAAACAACTACCCACGCCGTATACATGAATATAGGACAGCAGGGGAATTATTCACGGAAGAGGTAAGAAAAATAGGATAGAAAAAAATTTAAAAAAGTGTCGCATTTAATATTGACATTTTTAATGTATTGTAATCCTACATTTGCTCTTTGACAAGCAAATTATTTCATGGTAAAATATATGCATCTGCAGTGTGAATGACAAGATTTTCATTTGCACTTTTTTTATGCTGTAGCAAATTTTAATTTCTTACAGCATAAAACCCTTCGGGAGGATGTGTATGCCGCATCGAGGAAGTCTGCCGCTCTGCGGCTCTGCGGCGCGCAAAGGCCAAGCCCTTTATGAGTAAGGGAAGGAGGGCGTTGAGGTATGTTAGCTCACTTTGTTATGTATGTATAGGTAATTGCGAAACAAGTCCGCAATCCTGACTGAAAACAGGCGAAGGCTCCTGTCATGCAGGATTCTTGGGATAGGAAGTGAAAATCGTTCATTTCTTGGCACAACAAATAAACCTCATGGGCTTATGAAGTTGGTAAGTCCTATGCTATGAGTGGTTTTAAACTTCGTATGTATTGATGCTGGTGAATTTTATCAGCAACCATGACAGTTATTAACTGAGAAATTCCTGCAAGCAACAAATCTGCATGTAGTGTTTTCTCATTTTGGGTTTTACGACCGGCAATACAGAAACTGTCTTTAAAATGGTTGATTGATTTTTCAACGTTTACACGGATTTTATAGGTCTCATCCCATTCTACGGAACCACGTTCCACACCGGGATAGGCACGCAGATTCTTTTCGGGGTAAATGTAAATCATTCTTCCACAGGAAGATGTGGTACAGGGGTTCTCACAGCGGCAGACACGGCGTTTCGTTTTGGTTTCACGGTTGTATTCCCATTTCATTTTAGGGCATACAAACTTCATGCTGGGAAGTTTGCTTCTCAGATGAGATTTACTCCCTTCCCGTTTCATAGGAAGTGTGGAATCATGCGGACAGCAAGGAACACCATTTTCGTTGAAGGTGTAGCCATTTTCTTCCATTGATAGTTTTGTCCGGAGTGGAATAAATGCTTTTTCAAAGCCAAGATCATCCAAAAGGGCTTTGTAGATTTCAATGGTATCAAAAGCGGCATCGCCTAGAAAAGTTTTAGGGTTGATCAAAGGATGCTTCTGAAAGAAATCAATCAAAACAGGGAGCAGTGCCTTAGAGTCCGCAAGTGATTTATCTTCATCTGGTGAATCGGATTTCTTTTCAACAATGATATTAGGATGAGCATTTAGGAAATCTTTATTGTAGAAGGTAATATCGCGAACAATACCAAGACCATTAGTGACAATACCAAACTTATAGGCATAGCAGAAATGTCCGTTGATGTACATCTGTTGGATAGCTGGGTTAGCAGTAGCGTGTGCAGGCATTGAGCCGTAAGCAGCTTTGTAAGGATCAAAGTTTTTATCAAAGTTGTGAGCCTTTGCAAAGGCCTTTAACTGTTTTATGATACGGTTTGCGTATTTCGGATTATTTTCTGTTACCCATGCCTCAATTCCAGAAGTATCAAAGATACTCATGGAAGCAAGGTTAGAATCAATACGTTGGCAGATCGGTTCAGTGATATCAACTAAGTGATCGAACATCGATTGTAAGTCCATA